TATGTCTATATACAGCAGGAAAAGGATAGAAAAAAGTTGTTGGAAAAACAACCATCTTTTCATCAGTTTCATACATATATTCAAAAAAGTTTTTTGAAAAAAATCTTGGTCCTGTCGTGTTCATAATGTTTTCATAATCCGTATTTACTATTGCAGACAAATTATCAATTAATCGTTTTAAAAATTTATTATTTTGTGTACAAGCAAATAAACCATTGAAAACTTCAGGTTCTGAAATATGTCCTGTTCCAGTAAAAAAATCTAAATGTATAAAATCATTAAAAGACTTTATACATTCAAAATCTGTATCAATATATAATCCACCATACCGATATAAAATTTCGTAACGAAAGATATCAGATTTTGCACCTAAATTTTTAGCACTATTAAACTTGTCGATATTTATCATACCAAAGTTTTCAACATCTTCATCTTTCCAAAGTTTATATTCCCAATCAGGATTTTTTTCTTTCCAAGATTGTATAATTCTATCATAACGTTTTGGTATAATACCACCTAACCAAACTTGATGTATTTTTTTTGGTATTTTACTAACTTTATCATTATCAGAAAAAAAATTATCAAACATTGTTTCTATTTTTGACCAAATTACATCATTATTAATTTGGTTTATCATCATCTCTCTAAATTTACTCATCTTTTAAATAATTTTTATAGATATAATCTTCTAGTACTTCAATTTCTAATACTTTTTCAAAGTTTTCCTTAATAAATTCCATTTTAGAATAGTATAAATCTGGAGTTAAATCATCAAATTTCATTTCTTCAAATTTTATTATACCATTTGTATTAAAATAATTTGAAATATTATCTGTGCCGTAATATATTGGAATAGTGCCACTAGCAAAACAATCTAAAATCTTTTCCGTAAAATAATCATTATATTTTGCATTTTCAATTGCAACAGAGAACATATAGTCAACTATACCTTCATCTTTAATTTTTATTTCATTAAACCCCCTACCAAAAAGATCAAATTTACCTTTATTTTCAGATATAAATTTCAATCTAAGTCTCTGACCAGATGTACTACCTTTACTTGATGATACCATTGATAACAATTTATGTTTATCATAAATTTTTGGATTTTCTATCCAAAATCCCATTGCTGGGACAAATTTAATTTTATCTGGATTAATCTTAATGAGATCCTGATTCATAGTAAAAATTAAATCAAATTTATCTAACATCAAATCTATATTTTCAAATATAAATTTTATATTGAAAATCTCATTTGACTCTAAATTCCAAGCATATTTTTTACCATTAAAATTGTGTCTAAGACCTTGATAAATTCCATCATCAACATAAAATGTTACTCGTTCAGAATAACCATTTTTATTCCATTCAATAAATTTAGATTTCTTCCACCAAGTAGAAGAATGAGCGTGCTGAAATGGTCCGCCTATTAAATTATATTTTAGCATTTTTTAATAATACATTATTTTCTACAAATTTAACAAATTTGAAATCTGGTAGCATTTTTAATATCTGTTCTAAATTCGGTTGCCCTTCATATAGTTCAGAATCATCAAATTCTGTATATAAATATCTTGTTTTTTTCAAAGTTTCCTTAGCACCTTCTATAAGTTCTTTTTCTGCGCCTTGAACATCAACCCATATAAAGTCTATACTTTCTAATTTCTCTTCATTAAACCAATCATCTAATCTTTTAGTTTCAACTTTAATAATATTGTTAAAGTTACACCATCTATGTTGTAATAAATGTAATTTAGGCTTCTTAATTGATGATGATTTATCCCAATCACCATACCAAGGCATACCAGGATTATTACCACCACTTAAATGAAAATCAATCTCTCCATTGTTATTTGATATTGCCATTTCATAAAGTTTATAATTTGAATATTTTGACATTCTATTTTTAAACCTTTGTATCGCCCTTGGATCAGGTTCAAAACAATATAATTGTATATCCTTAAATGTGTTTACAAAATCTTCTGAATCTTCACCATCATTTGTACCAATCTCAAGAATTATTGGATTATCTTTACCCAACATGTGCTTTATTTCTCTCTTATTCATTTTATTAATTTTATTTCAATTTCTTGATGGCAAGAAATATTTTTTAATCCTTTAAAATCTTCAAAATCAATAATATAATCTTCTAAAAATTTATCATTCAAAAATAATGCAGTAACATTACCATGAACATTATTATTAAATGTTTGAACTCTATTTACTGGATTATTTACAATCACAGATTCTTCAAAGCAAATCATTTTTAATCTGTTTAATGGATATCCAGCAAGAATACTTTCATATGAATTTGGATTATTAAAAGTTAAGACTTTTGTAATAGCAGTAATTTCTTTTGTTCTAAAAAAATGACCATCTAAACTCATTGGGTAACCATAATCACCTTGTGCTCCATACCACTTAAATAATAAATTAGAATCAAAATTAGGTGAAGTTTGACGGATTCTTGCCGCATAGCAATAAGTTAAATATGGATGCAATCTAAGGGATAAAGTTAAAATATCTTCATTCAATGTAAATAATTTAAACTGTTTGCTATTTAATGTAAATGGATTTTTAAAAACTATATCATCTACAAAAAAAACTGTGTAAGGATTTTCTTGATCTAATAAAAGTACAACATGACGCTTAAAATCCTGTGATTCTTTTATGTAATTAATATTTGAATCATTATGAATAGTAAAAAGTTTATCATAACCTTCTTTATACTTATCGTTTGAATAAGTATATAATATATTAATTTTATGTTCATAAAACTCCTTGAAATAAAATTTCATAGAACGAAGGAAAAGTTCTAATTGTGCGGCACGGTCCTTGGAAAAAACTATAATATTCAGCATAAATTATTATAGGTGGGGGAAATAAAAATGTTTAGAATTATTCTAAATAAACTCGGAAAATTTGGTAATAAAATAAGATTCCTTAATCTGTAAGAAATTTAATATTTTAGACTTAACATCAACATCACTATCCTTATATGTTAATCTTAATAACGGAATATTGTTTGAGATACAATATTCATTTTTTAACTTATCCTTCAATTGTAATTCTTTGAATGCTTTTTCATCTCCCCAATATAAAATTGGTTTAAAATGTTGCTCACCATCATACTCAATACAAATATTCAATTCTGTCAAATAAAAGTCATAATATAATAATCTCTTATGTTTTAAATCCTCAAATGATTTTTGTGGAGTAAAAATTATATTATATGATTGTAATAATTGAGAAATAAACCTTTCACCTTTTGATTCCTTGCAAATTGGACAACCTGCTTTAGAATTTAGATGATCGCCAGGATTTTGAAAAAATGAGCCATGCTTTGGACAAACTATTTCTACTTTCGTATAAGAATTTATATAATTGACATTACTGTAATCGAATTTGTTATTGTGAATTTTATTTGCTTTTTCTATAAACTTATCTACACCTAATACTGTAAATTTTTTAGTTTTTTCTACACCACATTTTTTACAACCAGATCCTTTAATATGTTCTTGAGGCAACTCCTCGAATTCACCATGAATCGGACAAATTATATTAACTTTAGTTAAATAATTTTTATATTTTGTTTCTGAATAATCATAGAAATTATTATGAACTACATTTGCCTGATTTATGAAAAAATCATTTGTTTTTGATCTTTTTCTTTTTGAGCATTCAAAACAATCGTTACCTTTTAAGTGATTTTTTACTGTTTGTTCAAATTCCCCGTGAATTGGACAAATAATTTTTATTTTGTGATTTATATCTTTATAATTCATTTGTGAATAATCAAACTTATTATTATGAATCTGATTAAATCTTTTAACTAATTCCTCTTGTGATAATTTCTTCATATAACTATATATAAAACAAAAAGAGAGAAGTTTTTGCTTCTCTCTTTTTTATTATGTAATGCTCTAACTATTAGATTAAAACACCAGCTGAGTCAGTGACCAAAATTGTCATGAATTGCTTCCAGGGAAAAAAGCCGATATCAGCCACAGCGTATCTTGAGCGAATCATCATCCTGGGAGCCCAGGTAGCCTCGCTAATTAGCTGAATAGATTGAGCCATTAAGTAAGGTACGAATACCAAACCTGGTTGTTCAACACTATTTTTTCTTCCTAAGAAGATACGGTTGTCATCCCATCTTTGATAAGGGTCAACATAGATGCTGATCTGACCAACATTACCCATAGGGAATAATTGACCGTTAGCGTTTAAGTTAGCCTTAACAGGGTTAAGAGTATAACCAGCAACATCTTGAATAACAGATGCTAAGTTACCATTGGTAACAAGATATTGAGCAGGACCTACACGACCTTCAGTTGCGATGAAGTTAGAAGCGTTGTTCAATTTAGCGATAAGTTTTCTTTGGATAGAGTGAGTTGTTTCACCTCCTGGGGTAGCTGCACCAACTGCTAAGTAAGTGTCAACGTTGAAGTCAAATTTAGAGTTACCAGCACTATCTTTAGGAGTAGTCCATTGAATTCTATTTTTGTCAGCCATTTCAGTTACTTTTGCAACGATTTGTTTAGAAATAGTTTGGGTAAGTTCGTTAACCAATACAGATTCTAATTTTTGAACGATATCCATGCCTGTTGCAGCTTTGATATCTTCAATTTGAGTTCTCTTCAATGAAGATGTGATCTCAATGTCACCAACTTGGATAGTCTTGGTGAAAATGTCAGGACCAATAACGTTTGGATAAGTTCTTTCGTCCTCATCTCTTGTCATAGGCTTGTTCATATACCAACCTGCACTAAATCCAGGAATGTGATCTTCAAGTAAAGAAATAAGATCAATAGTAGCTCCTGTTAAAGGAACATAAGTAGGAACACCAGCTGCATCAGCAACTTCCATAACAACACCTGAGTTTAAAAGGTCTACGATAGAATAAGCTGCTGTTGGGAAAGTATTTCTGTCATCAACAAAACCCCAACCTGCGTTGTTAGAACCTGGGTTAAATTGTCTGAATACTCTAAACATAGGATAACCATTGATACGTGACCAGCCTAAGAATTCCATCCAACCTTCTTTTGCAAGAGTTGTGTTTTTAGGATAATTAGTCAAGTTAGGATCAAATGCAATAATGTCAGTTGAAGCTGCTGCAGTTGCACCTTTAAGGAAATAGGTAGACAAGTTAGTAGTTGTACCAACGTTTGCAGTTGTATTATTAACAGTTAATGTACCACCTGATAAGTGAACATAAATAGGATTAGTTAAACCACCTACTTTTTCTCTTACTGGAGAACCATTAGCGTCAACAGTAACTAACATAGCTGCTTTTAAAGCTGCGTTCAAAGCTGTTTTACTAGGCAAATTCAATGAGAACATAATTGGTCTCTCATCTTTCAATGTAGAGTCAGCTAAGTTGTCATATTTGAAGTCAACAAATAATAAGTCAACTTTTGGAGAAGAAGCTGGTTTAACAGCTACTAAATCAAGACCGATAGTTTGAGCAGCGATCTTCATAGAAACTGGAAGTAAGTTCTGACCAATGTCACCTGAACCAATGCCACCAGCACCACCGCTTGTATAATCACCCCAAACTAAACCAGGAGTTGTAGAAGGCTGAGCAGCAACTACAGGTCCCATACCGTTTAAGTTACCTAATGTACTATAAGCTACATTTTCGTTTAATGAATGCATTTCTGCATATTCCGACATCCATTTCATTCTGTAAGGATCTTGTACGCCTAAAGATTCCAATACTGGTTTCCATTTTGCGATTGCCTTTTGATTGTCAATTATTAAATTCATTTTTTATTTTGTTTTTTATAAGACATATGTCTTTGTTTTTCTTGATAATATATATTCTTTAAAAAATATCATTTTTTTCTATTTTGATATTCAATTAAGAATTTAATTTATCAAATACTGATTTAAATCTATCTAACTGTGACTCAGATAATTTAGAGCCATCAACAAGACGATTTTCAGTGATTAATTGTTTCGAAGGTTTTTCGTTTGTATACCTTTCTAAATCTCTACTATACCAGAAGCTCTCAAATTTTTGTACTGTATCAAGGGCAGGGAATAATCTTGAAGATGTCAAGACTTGGTTTTTTACGTTTGTGTCGAGTTTTTCCCAAATTGGTGTTAATTCTGATGGCATAGCATCAAGTAATAATTCATTAAATGATTTTTTCTTTGGAGAAAGAGCTTCATTAATAATTCCTAAAACTTGTGCTTCGCTTGTGTACTTACCTTCGCTTTCTTTTAACGCGATTTTTACTTTAACTTTATCGTCATTTGATAAGTTGTAATAAGCGGCTTTTCTTTTTTCTGTTAAAAACATCAAAAAATGTGGTTGATCTGTTTCTGAAGCTTTACGTTTTTTAGTTTCAAGGATCAAAGTATTTAAATTTTCTGTTAATCTGTGTTGTACGGTATTTAATCTGCTACCTAATCTGGTAATTTTAGATTCGTGTACTTCAACTTCTGGTTGTGCACCTTCTGCATCAGGAACGTCTAATTTAACAACGATCATTCCGTTTTGAGGATTAGTTGCTTGAACTTCACCAGTTTGGTCACCAATAGCGACAGTTTCGCCAGGAGCTGGCATACCTGTTACTTCACCTTCACCAGTATCAACTGGTTCTTCGGTTGTTGGTTCAATTGGTTCCTCTGTTGGCAATTCACCTTCAACTGGTTCTTCAACTACTTCTTCGCCTTCAACTGGTTCAACTACTTCTTCACCTTCTGGTGCTTCTGTTGTTGGTTGGTCAACTGTTGGTTCTGCGGTTGGAGCGGCTGTTGGTTCTTCATAATATTTATTAACATCAACTTCATCATCTTCGTTAATAAACGTATATTGACTTTCAAGAACTTTTCCAGTTTTTAATTGTTCTGTTAAAAGTTTTGAACCTTCAATAGTTTTGTCAAGACTTTCTGCAATATAATTGGTATAAGCCATTGCATCGTCTAAATTTTCAGCAATATATTCAGAATAAGAGATATTATTATCTACATGTTCTGCAATGTATTCAGCATAAGCAATATTGTTATCAAGGTTTTCAGCAATGTACTCTGAATAAACAATAGAGTTATCAAGATTTTCTGCTAAGTATTCTGAATAAACAATAGAGTTATCAAGATTTTCAGCTAAGTATTGTGAATACTCAATTGAATTGTCAAGGTTTTCTGCAATGTATTCTGAATAGTCAATGGTTTTATCAAGATTTTCAGCGATATACTCTGAATATTTGATATTCTTGTCAACGTGTTCTGCAATATATTCTGAAAAATCAATGTTTTTATCCAAAGTTTCAGCGATATACTTACCATAGTCAATAGATTTGTCTAGGGTTTCAGCTAAGTACTCAGAGTAATCACTTACTTTTTCTAAGCTTTCAGCAAGATAGTCATTGTGCTTAATTAAGTCAGTTGTAGTTTTTTTCAACTCAACATTCTCGTTAACAACAAATTGTAATCTTTCTGCTAAATAATCTAAGTATTTGCCGATTTTTGTTTGTTGTTCTTGTAATTTTTCATAATAGCCAAGCATATCATTTAACTTAGAAGGATCAAAATCGCCTTTTGTTTTAATGGCTTCATTGATATTACCTTTGAATTTTTCAATTTCTTCTGTTAAATAATTTGAATACTCAAGCATTTGCTTTTTGGTTACAAAGTCTTCGTTCATTTTAAATAATTCATTTATTTTTGACTCGTCGGACATATCAAATATCCTAAAGTTGGCTGATTCATTAAATCCCAAACTTTCGTTTAATGATTTAACTTGCATTCTTGCTGAACTAAATCCTGGATCAGCAACGGCATCATAAGTAAATAACTTTTTTACAGTTACTGTTCCATCTGATTCTGTAATGCCCGCAGCTCTAGATGACACAAAAATAGGACAACCATCATCAACAAGTGCTTTCGCCTCTTTACCCCAATGGGTATTAAGCAATCTAATTTCACCTTTAACTACGTTAGTTTCTTTAACGAAAAAGGCGCTTTCAATTGTGTGTGAAACTCTTGATAATGAAGTGTCAAAAACATCTGGGTGGTCAAATTCACCATAAACAACTCCAAGCTGATTCTTACGATTTATTAATTCGTTCAAGTGGGGGAGGAACTTATCAGCAGTATATATCCTATCATTACGATTTTTGATATTGAATTCTGTGAATGTCCCTTCTAAAATGTACTGACCCTTACCTTGTGCAGCGGATGTTTGTTCATTTAGTTTTAGACCGTCCATGCAATGTTCTACAATAAGGACTGGTTTCATAAATTTTTCTGGTTTTTTGTTTTATATATAAGTTAAAAAATACCATTTTTTTCTATTTTTGAAATAATCAGGTATTTAAAATAAAAAATCCAGATTTTTCATCTGGATTTTTTATTTATATTGTATTCATAAAATCATCAATATCATCATCAGGTTTCTTCTTTATTGTATTTTTTTGAGTTTTTGGTTTAGTAACTTTCACTTCTGTTTTTGTGACAATTAACTTTTTATTTTCTTTAATTTCTTTTACAACTTCATCTAATTCTGGAGTTTCAAAAATTTCTTTAACTTCATCTTCTTTATCCTGAACTTCCATTTCGTTTATTTTTTCTAAAAATGCATCATTTTCATCGTCAGTTTTTTTCATTTCTTCTTCAAAAGAAATTTCTGGTTCAGACTCAATTCGTAATATATTTTTTTTGACCCATTCTTCACTAACATACTGTGAGCCATCTTCGTTTACTATCTGCGATAAAGTTTCTGCTATTTCTTCTCTTTGAATTTTAATTTTTTCCTCATACTCAGTTTTAACATCATATTTATAACCAGGAATTTGTAATTTTTTTAATTCACCATCAATTATTATCTCATAATAATTATCTTTCTCACCAACAAATTTTTCTACATCTTCAATATCAAATATTCCATTATGATACAAAATTGACACTATTCTTCTATCTATACTCATTATATTTATTTATTTTTAAAATTCAGTTTGTCCACCGCCTTGTGCTCCGCCACCTTGTGCGCCGCCACCTTGTGCTTGTCCACCACCGCCTTGTGCGCCGCCTGTTTGTGGCGCTTGTGCTTGACCACCTTGAAGGTTCTGTCCACCACCCATTTCACCTTGTGGAGCACCACCCATATCACCACCAGGAGCGCCACCACCCAGCATATCCATTTCACCGCCACCGCCAGCGCCACCACCAGCGCCTCCACCTGGTGAAGCTAGACCACTCATCATCTTATATTTATTATTAGATTCTATATCTTTATCAGTAAACTTCATAATATTTCTAACAATCCATTCTATACTTAAATATGGCTTACCCTCAGCATCTTGTAAATTACTTGATAATGTTGATGCGATTTCTGATCTTTTAGATAAATTGTTCAAAAATTTCCATTCCTCAAATAAATCATTAGAATTAAATTTCATTTTAATATAACTATCAAAAATTCTATCTTGTTCTAATTCTGGAAAATCTAAAACCATTTGAATTTTTAATGGCTTAACCAAAATCTCTTTAAATAAAGTTCTTAAACGGTTAACAAAAGTCTTAAATCTAATCTCATCCATTGTTAATGATGATGTATCGTCATAAAAAGCACCACCACCGCTATCTTCATCTAATCTTGAAAATGGCATTTTAGATGCTCTTTTCAATCCTTTATAAAACCACTGAAGTGTAATATCCTCGTTCAATTCCGCTTGTTGTGGTTGCTCAATAGTCATTTCAGGTACACCAGCTTCTGAACTTGGAAACCAATAATCTTTTGAATGTGGTATTTTAGTTGAACCATTTATATAAGGTATTCCAGTTCTATCATCCCATTCAATATCTTCATGATATTCACTCATCAATTGTTGAATTTGTTGTTCTGCTTGTTGACGGGTTAATCCTCCAACAGGAATAACAAATTTCTTATAAATAGATGCTTGATTTAAGTTATACATTAACTTAGTGAATTCTAATAATTTAAGTTGATTATATGGTTTAATAAGTCCTTCAACATAAGATGTTTCGTCATAATCTAAATTGTTAGAATATGAAATATAAATAATATTAGCATCTAATAAAACTCTTCTTAATTGTGGAATATCTGGATTTTGAATCCAAACAACAGTGCCAGTTCCTGGCTCAGCTGCGACAATAAGTGTAAGAGGATCTAATAAGTTAAGATCAATAATATTTTTTTGATTATCATCATATACAATTTCAAATGCTAAGAATCCATCAATCAAAAATGTTTTCATATAATTCCAAGCAGTTAAACCATCATTAAAA